CTTCGGGTAACTGGATCATCTCTTGGAGCGGGTTTAGCAAAAGCATAGCTTGAAGAAGCATCAGCGAAGACGAATTCATAGTTGTAGAAGACCTCAGTCTCAAGTTGTTGAATTGATGGTGTTCCACCTGACAATTTCATCGTAATGACTTGCCACCCTGCATTAGGGCGGTCTACGATGGGATTCACAGTATCAAAGTCATCGGGACGGAAAAGACGTGCATCAGTGCCTAATGGCATAGATAGCACATACACATCCTGCTCGATTAACCTCGAAAGTGGTACGTCAAATGAAGAATCTGCGAAGAAAGTTTCAAGACTGACTGATTGAAGGGTAGTAAACGTCTGGGGTGAGAATAACCTAATCCTCAGCATACCTTGAGCTGTAAGCTTAGGTGCTGTAGATCTGATTTTAATACCCCAAGAAGTAATACGCCATCTCACAACGTTTGATGGAATCGTAAAGAAATCACCATACGCAGAACCTGCACTGACAAAGTCAGCCGGTTCCGCAACAGGTGAAACAGGAGATACACCATTATTGTGCATACCAGGGAGAAACATGTAACCTATGTTCCCATTGGCATCAGCAATGTGTGCTTGAAAGGTTCTTCCAGTCCAACCTACACTTCTCGTCATTGAGTTATCAGGCCAACGTGCGCCCCAAGCTGCAGGACAGAATGGGTTTGTTACTGCACACGCCTTATTGACCATGCTATCAACCTGTGCCATCATGACACTCTTTGCTGGTTGAACAAGACTATCTCTAGCCTTGACTTTCTTAGCAGACTTCTTAGAAGTTCTTTTAGAAGATTTTCTAGCTGTTTGTTTGCGCTTCATTTGGTGCTTGGAAAGCTGAAACACCAGATTTTGAGGAATTGCCAAGCTTTAGATCGATTTCTTTCTTGACTTCGTACAAAGCATGAATGGCTTCAGGCCAGTTAAGTGCTAGCACAATGTCAGAAAGTTGAGAATCTTGACTTGAAAGGAAGTTGTAAGCTATCTTTGCAATGCTTTCCGGACGTCTCATCAAATGTCCATCCTCACCCAAGGTGAATTCCTGAGAACAGAAATTGAATTTCTCCAGCGTCTGCTCTTCTCGATCAGTGATCACAAATCCTAATCGATCAGAGATACGCGGCTCATTCAAAGGTTTCACAAATTTGTTGAGGCAGTCATCGCCATTTGTACAAGCGACAGCATAGTCCACAGGCTCATCCTCATCGAGTCGCGCAAGGGCAGCTCTATCGAAAGAGTTACCGAAATGCGTGTCTCTCTTACCACTAAAGGTAATGTAGAATGGAAGGCAATGGACATAACCGGCTGAATCGATGACACAAGTGTGGATCTCTATGAAGGCAGAGTAACTTATCAGCCACTTATGGAAATAGTAATTTCCATCCATAGCATGACAGTAAGCTCTGATTCTTTTCATGAACATCCATTCTCTAACTTGGTACTCCCAACCTTGGACATCGCTAGACATGACCCTGGCTCGTTCACCGGTCTCTTGATCCTTGAACAGGTCTCGTAGATATGTTTCGAACTTCTTTAGGCCTTCC